ACCGGCCGGAGCCGCACCACCGGCAAACCCGTCACCCGACTCATACCAATGGACAAAAAGGAACGCCCGTGGCGCAACCACGTGCGCGACACCATCCTAAGCCACAAACCACCAACCATCCCACCCGACGCATACGTTACAGTAGAAACCACGTTCTACCTCCCACGCCCCAAAACCATTCCCCCAAGCAAACGAAAACACCCAACCGTCAAACCAGACATAGACAAACTCCAACGCGCCCTATACGACGCCATAACCGAAACCCACATCTGGCATGACGACTGCCAGATAACCGACGTAACCAGCCACAAACGATACGCCGACACCACCACCACCGGCGTACTCCTCAAAATCACATGGGAACCAAACCAATGAAAAAACCAAACGAACTCGACTACTTCCGCAACAACAAGCCGGAGAAAAACACAACCAGTTATAAAATCGGACGTATCCTCGGCGTCCTGCTCATCACCATAACCGTCCTACTCATCACCACCGGCACCATCGCCCTACTCAAACTCCTCATAACCTACATCCTCACTTAAACCATGCCCCTCAACCAACAACAACAAACTAAATCCAAGAAAGCATAAAATACCCGTATGAGCAACGTAACCCGAGACGCACACGGCAGAATCACCGGAGGCGTCAACAACCCAACCGGTAAAGGCGGCTTCCAAGAACGCCCACAAGACCGATGCCGTAAATGGACAAAACGAGGCAGCGTGAAATACAACCTTCAGCAATTCCTTGAACTCACGAACGAGGAACTGGCGGAGTGGGTACAGCGCATGGACGAACTGACCCAAGCCGAACAGATCGCCCTTCGTCGCGTACTTGAATCGAAAAAGGACGGTGAAAAAGCATTCCGCGCCTATCAGGACATTGCCAACCGTACCGAGGGTATGCCCCGCCAGCAGGTTGACCAGACGGTTCAGATGTATGAACCGCCTACGATCAATGTCACGGTGAAGTGAACAAACCCGAGCCTATTATTCTCAATAAGGCTCGGGTTCTCTCGGGTGAAGACCAGACTATTGAGAATCGCGCGAACATTATGGAACAAAACGGAACATTCAACCTCGTAATCCCCAAAGCATACGAAGATCTATTGTTCTTCCTCCATGACCGTGACAACCCTCCATACCGCTACTACGACTACAGCGGAGGACGTTCGAGCGCAAAAAGCACCAGCGTAGCCCTAGCACTAGCGCTCGAAGCAAGCATGTACCCAACCCGCATCCTATGCACCCGCGAATTCCAGAACAGCATTCAGGAAAGCGTCAAACAGCTACTAGCGGACATCATCAACCGCTATCAGCTTCCCGGTTTCACCATCACCCGCGAACAGATAACACATGTGAACGGCAGTGTGTTCTGGTTCAAGGGCTTGCACGAAGACCCCGAAAGCACGTTGAAAGGCATCGAAGGCGTAGACCGGTGCTGGATCGAGGAAGCACAGTTCATCACCGACCACAGCCTAGACGTGCTGCTGCCGACCATCCGAAAGAACGGCAGCACCATCATCTTCACACGTAACCCACTGACCCCTGAGGATGCGATAACCACCCGTTTCGTCACCCACCCCAGCCAGCTCACCCAACAGCGCACCACCCACCATCACACCACATGGCGTGACGCGGAACAGGCCGGTATCCTTCCCGAGGAAATCAAACGGCAGGTCGAGGAATCACGAAACAACCCAGACTTCGCGCACATCTGGGAGGGAATGCCATACGAGAAAACCATCAACCAGATCATAAGCTGGCAGCAACTCGCAGACGCGACCGAACGCCAACCGCAAACAGACGGCGGCGTAAGCTTCGGCGTTGACGTGGCCCGATACGGAGCCGACCGAACCGCTGTCGCCATCGTAAAAGGACGTCACCTAGTAGATCTCGTGAGCTGGAACAAAACCAGTCTCGTGGAAACATCGGAACGCATAATCACCCTTGCAGGTACATATCATCCAAGCATCATCAACGTGGATGATACCGGCGTTGGCGGAGGCGTGACGGACATCCTTCGCAGCCGCAGCCAACCAGTGAACGGCGTCAACTTCGGAGCAAAACCCAAGCACCCAGACCGCTATCCGGCAGTCAGTTCGGAACTATGGTTCGAGTTCGCTGAACAGCTTCCAGAAATCACCATCAACCCGAGTCTGGAACACCGAGCCGAACTGTTTCAGGAACTCAGCACCCGTGAATGGACAATCAACAACAGAAACCTACGCGAAGTGCAGAGGAAGAAAGACTACAAAACAGAGAACCAGACCGGAAGCCCAGATCTGGCCGATAGTGTTCTTCTCGCCTACTACAAGCCGCTCCAACTCCCATCATGGGACGTTGCAATTTGATAGGTTTAAGCCCTGCACCCCGGTAGACTAGACATAGGGTCTTATTACGAATCGAGGAAACTGTGAGCCTGCTGAACAATCTCCGTGACGGTTTTATGAGCGCTTTCGACCGTAACCATGCGCCAAGCTCAACCCCGACGCCTATGGGCGGGAACATCTGGCAGCCGATGGGAGGCAACACCATCCCCATGCACGACACCTACGACAACGTGTTCCCCTACGTGAACGCTATCGCGCAACGGTTCAGCACGATAATCCCCTATGCCGTTGATTCGGACAACCAGCGTATCGAACCGGCCCCAGCACCATTGGCCGCACTCTACGCGCCCAACGACACTTATTCATGTTTGGAGTTTCTCAAACTCATCTCCGCCAGCATCCTCACACAATCACACTTAGATATTCTTATCTGGACGAGCAACGGGCCGGGCGGAGACATTACAGCCGACAACATCATCGGCTATACGCTACTACCCTCCAACAGCCGCCAGTACAATTCCACACGCTCGGACTGGTATCACCGCGTAACGATGGACTTGGGCGACGGCGAACGAGTCTACAAATTCTCCCGTGATGAAACAATCGCCCTCAGCTACTCGCAGCATCCCAACGATCCGACGCACGGCATTAGCCCCGCAATGACCGTGAAAAAATGGGCCAACGTTGACGATATGATTGCCGACTACGAGCGTGGCTTCTTCGGCAACAACGCCGTTCCCGCTGGAATGCTCGGCATCGTATCGGAAAACACCGAGGACTTCCAACGTAACCGCGACCGGCTCGAAAGCACGTTCCGTGGCGCAGGCAACAACAACGGCATCGTCTACAACATGATCCCGGTTGACCCGATGACCCATAAGCCCAGCACTACCAGCAAACTCGTGTGGGTACCGTTCCAGTCGAGCAATAACACGCTGGACTTGCAGACCGTGAACGACGTGGTAAACAATCGACTGTCGAACGCGCTCGCCGTCCCGGACATTATTCGCGGCATCGACAACGGGCAGACCTACGCCAACGCAGAACAGGCGGAACGCGCGTTCATTGAAAACACGCTTAAACCCCTGTGCATGACGGTTTGGGATAAATGGCAGTTCGAGCTTGACCGCATCACCGGCGGACTCGGATATGGCATCACGTTCGACCTTGACCTGCCGTCGCAAACAGACGTGGAGAAGGTGCAGGCGGACACGCAGAAGGTTCGTATCGACTCGCTCGCCCAGCTTGTGAACATGGGGGCTAGTCTTGAATCTGCCGTGGACGCGCTCGGACTCCCTGAAGCGTATAAGCGTCTTGACCTGCACCAGCAGTCTCCGACCCTGACTATCCCAGTAGCCGCGAAAAGATATGCGAGGAATATCAAACCGCAGGAAACAGCAACCGAAAACCGTATCCTCCCCGCCACACGAACCTACGTGAACAGAATCATCCGAATGGCCCGCCGCTCCCAAAACGGTTTGCGCGACGATCTGGAAGCCATCGGAGAACAGTGGGTAAACGACGTGGAAGACGAGTTGATGACCAACCTCATAGCCTACGCCCGTCGTACCGGCTACGAATTGGAACAGGTCATCACCATGTGGGCGGAACTCCACCCCGAAAGCTCCATCGCCGTAGATATCGAAGGATACACCGCCGATGATTGGCGGAAACTCTACTTCTGGACTGAACTCCCAGACACCGTGCGTGAAGCCTACGTGGAACACTTGCGGAGCATCGCCAAGTCCACCAGCAAGACCATCACGAACGACGTGCTCGAACTGTTGAACCGGGCTGACGTGGAACAGTGGGACGCCCAACGCCTGCGCGAATCACTCGAACGCATGGGCAACGATCACGCGGAGCTAATCTCACGCTGTGAAACAGTGCAATCGCAGAGGCTCGGCAGCTTGTACAGTGCCCGCAATCTCAGCGAAACGCTCGGCGTCCGACTAGCCAAGGTGTGGCGTACCAGCGGCGACGAAAAAGTCTGCGAGTTCTGCAATCACATGGAAGGCACTCGAATCGCATTGGATGACACGTATCTGGCGGAGAACGCAAGCGTCGAGATCGGGGACAAAACCTATGTGAACAGTTTCGAGAGTATGCAAACCCCGAACGGACATCCCAACTGCCGTTGCTACGAGGATTACGAGGTGGTCGAATCATGACGTATGACATTCATTGCAAACGTTGCGGACGCTACCTAGGCTCCTGCGCCCGCGACACCACGGTTACATTGAAGTGCCCGAACTGCAAAGGATTGGACACGTACCGCATCGTGCTACTATGGGGGATAGAACAATTAAGCCCATTAAGGACGTTCGACCGCACCACTACCTATTGAAAGGGCCAAGATGAAGACTCGTAAGAGCTTCGCAAACAGCGGTGCCCCTGAAACCAATGGTCGTACCCTCACATTCCTCGCCAACAGCGGCAAAGTGATGTGCGACGGACTCACCGTAGACCTGAAGACACTGAAAGCGCCGTTAATCGACGGCACTCTGAAACTGGTGTCCGACCTCACCGAGTCCGACAAACTATCCCTGCCGTTGCTGATCGACCACATGCCTAGCATCGAATGCCAAGCGGGCGCAATCACCCGACTGTGGATGACAGATGATGGACTAATGGCCGAAGCGAAACTCAGCGAGGTAGATCAAGGCGAACGTATCCGCCAGCTTGCAGCAGACGGATGTTTGACCAACAGTTTCAGTATCACCGTTGAATTCAACAAGCGTCCCGGCAAGGACGGTATCATCCATGATGGCGAACTGCTGGAAATCAGCGTCGTTTATCGTGGTGCCGACCCTCGGGCCGCTTTCACCGCAATCAACAGCCGCAACAACCAGAATGGAGACACCATGAACCCGGAACTCCTGAAGAAACTGGCGCGTACCATCGCCCAGTTCAAGCTCACGCCTGACGAGGCCGAGCAGCTCACCAACAACGTCACCGATATCATGCAGGGAGCTCTCGATGACCTGACCGAAGCCATCGGAGAACAGTCCGAATCAAACAATGATGGAACCACCCCGGCACCGGAGGAACCAGTGCAGACTTCCAGCGGCCGCCAGACCATCATCATAAACAAAGCGAATCATGCGGCACACCAGTCGGGTACCGTGACGTTCTCCCACGACCGTAAGACGTGGCTGGACTCCGATGACGCCATGATCGCGTTCGAGCGTGCCTTGATTGATACCGACAACAAGGGTGTCGAAGCGTTCCATCGTGAGTGGGCTGACACTGTGACCCGTAACATGTCGGATACCGCGTCGTTCGGCGTGAACGCTGACAACGTGAACAAGTTCATTCCGACCGAAGCCATCACCACTATCTCGGACGGTTTGAACAATCGCGGTTCCGGCTTGTGGAACCTGCTACGCAAAACCGGTCTTGACCGCCTGACCATCGGCGGCAACATTTCCGGTCTGACTGAGCAGACCCGCGCCCACGGCTACCCGGTGGCCAGCTACGGCACGAAGAAGAAGGAACAGGTGCTTTCGTTCGTGAAGCGTGAACTTCAGGCCGACTACACCTACAAGTACATCACCCTGAACAAGGGCGATATTCGCCGCACCCAGCGTCCGGGCGCCCTGCTCCGCTACGTGCTTCAGGAACTCCCGAACTATATCGTCCAGACCGCCGAACGTCAGATCACGCTCGGCGGATACACGGACATGGCTCACTTCCGTAGCGTGGTGACTGACGCGGGAGACAACTCGTCCGATTGGAAGGGCAACCGTTTCGCGCTCTCCTACACCATGACGGATGCTGCCCCGCTGATGGACTTCGTGCGCGCCTCCCACATGGTGCGAGCGCAGGGCAACAAGGTGCTGCTGTGCAATGCTGACACTGTCGCTGATCTGCTGGTGTCCGCGAACGCTAACGGCAACACGTACATCGCTCTTGGCGGTGACGATACTCTGGCTCGCGCTCTCGGCGTTAACCAGATCATCACTCCGGAATGGTGGACTGACACGGATGACACCACCACTATGGGCGTCATCATGTCCGCATCTCACTATGCGGTGGTTGGCGATACTTCCATCGAAGCGTTCACGAACTTCGCACTGTCCACGAACACCAACGAGTATCTTCAGGAGATCTACGCTGGTGGCGGTTTGGACGCTGAGAAGTCCGCCGTGGTTATTAAGCCGAAGGATAACTGATGATGAACGCTGAAATGTACGCTCGGGTCGGCGGCAAACCGCTGCCCGAAGACAACGTGAACACGGTTAAGGTCATCAACTTCGTGAACGAAAATGGTCAGCCTATCGGTAAGGCCGCTCACGTTGACCCGACGTCCGGCACGGTAGCGCAGGTGGTGAACGCTCTGATTGCCGCTGGTTTGATGGCGTCCTCCTGACCGGCTATCATAAAAGGTAGCGGGACTGCACCGCAAAGGCCCTATCTCCTACAATGGGAGGTAGGGCCTAACTTATTTTCGGAAGGAGCGATCATGGACATCGACGCAAGCGTAATCAACCAAGTGGGAGAAGCTGTCTACGCGCGGTGGAAGGATGCCGCGCTCGCAGACCTCGCCAACATTCTATGCCAAAAATCACTATTCCAGATTACGGATGATTACGTGGGAATCGTCGTAGGAGATGGCAGCCAAGTCGCATTACCGGAATGGTATTCGGAAGTGACCAACGTGCAGACCACCGACGGTGTGAAACTCTATTTCCAAGCGGACTATGATATGGGCGACGGTTGGACGCCCGAAACCAAGTACGCGAACTGTCTGACCATCGATGAAAGTCTTAATGTCGGTACGGCAGTGACCGTGACCGGAACGCACGGGTTCGCTAAACTCCCCGCCCCATTATCTTCGGTATTGGCTGCGATCATCGATGCAGACCAGAGCGTTCTTGACCAGACCGACCGTATCACGTCTAAGAGCATTGAGGATGTGAGCGTGAGTTACGCAACGATCAACGAGACGGCTATGGAACGTGCGTTAACCCCGTACCGTTCTCTTATCGACCAATGGAGCCTCTGCCGTAACGGCGTTCAGACTGGTGGCATACTGTCCATGCCTCGTAAGCACCATAATCTGCCGTGGTGGTTGAACGCTCAGGACTATATGGGTGGTGATTACGCTTATGGCAATGTTATGTGACCCGTTCCGACTGTTCCCGAACCAAGTCCAGACGGCGACGCTTTGGCGGTACACGGCTCCCGGCCTGCCGAACGAACAATTGGCCGACTTGCAGGTGATTGTGAAGCATTCCACCCAGTCCGACCAGCCGACCGAATACGGTTCGCGTATCAGCAGCCGACGCTTCCACATCAAAACAGACACACTCCCCAAGAATCTGCGGGAGAACATGGAACTATGGCCCGATCTGATGTTGGAACTTTCCGATGGCAGAGTGTACCAAGTCACGCAAGCCAGTCGAGGCGACGATATGGACATGGGTGAGACCCGGTTCATCACCGTGTATGGGAACCCGTATGGGAGGGACAGCATATGAGCTACCGGTTACAGTTGTCCGCTGATTGGGCGCGTAAGCTCTCCACCCAACAGTTGAACAAGGGCGGCGTGAGAATGATGACCGACATTCTCAAGATGGCCCGTCAGAATGCTCCCGTACTTACCGGCGCTTTGCGTAACAGTGGCCGTTTCCAACAAGTTTCCACGCTCAAGTGGCGTATCACGTTCGGCAATGGCCGTGTTCCTTACGCGCGTATCCGCGAACATACGAACCGGTTGCATCCGAACACGGTACGCTACCTCCAGCGGGCGCGGAACACCGCAGCTAGCCGTGTGAAATCGTACTTCGATTTAGGATAGGAGCGACATCATGATTGATCTGGCAATGTGCATGACCCTTCAAAACGAGGGTTTCGGCACTTACGGCAAAACCCTGTTCTTCGGAACTAGTCCAGTATTGGACACGGGTAGCGTCACGAACGCCGAAGGCATCTGGGTCAACGCGAACACCGTGGACATCAACGGCGACCTGTACACGGATCAGCTCACAGTCAGCAGCCGATACTTCGACGTGATCGAGCAAGGAAAGTTGATGCTCCGCCTCCTGCACTTCATCAACAATCGTCTGCATGACTATTGCCAATTGACCTGCAACCCTATCGCTGATATTGACTTTGTATCAATCCGTGTGCATCCGGCGACCGCGATAGACATGGACGCCATCGACGGGGAAGGCCGATGGGTGAAAAGCATCCGATTCAACGTTGACTACAAGCTCTCCACTGAAACGGTAGAATAGAACCGTCCATTAAGTCGCGCGTGTGCAGTCCCGTCCGACGAAAGGACATTGAAATGGCCTCCTACCCACTGATTGGCAAAAAGACCGTATACATTGACGATCTCGTGATCAGCCCCGACTTCGTGCAGGATGAAGTGGGCACTATCACCTTGACTCCCGGCACTACCGAGGTTGCTTCGCAGTCCGGCACCATCAACGTGCCGAACGGTTCCTATGATGAAATGAGTTTCGAGCTGAACATTATTTGTCCGAGCGTCCGCTTCCTCGGCATGCTGTTCCCCGAACTGTACCATAATGCGAAGTTCAAGCGTGTTATCTCCGGTTCGATGTCCGAGACGGGTCAGGTGCGTTTCGGTGGCAACGAATGCGTTTCCAATACCCCGAGGGACATCATCATTCATAACGTGTGTGATGGTCATTCGTCGGCGCAGGACTTCCGTATCCCGCAGGCGCTAATCAGTGCTGGCGGCGAGTTCAAGGTGAGCCTGTCCGACCCGTTTGTGGTCACGCTTTCCGGTTCGATGACCTCCGGTGCAAACGGTGCCGTGGTCATGGGCGAGCTTGATCTTGATAACCCGTCGTATTACGACGAAGATTCCGGCACTATCAAGACGGATGACGTTCAGATCACAGCGCTTACCGCGTCCCCGACGAACATTTCCGGCAGTGTCGGCGATCATGTGACTGTGAATGTGGTGGCCTCCCCGAACGGTGCGACTGGCAGCATCACCGCCACGGTAGCCGAAACCGGGAAGGCTTCCGCCACGGACAACGGGGATGGCACTTGGGATATTCAGTTGAAGCAGGCCGGTACTGGTACCGTCACGTTCAAGGATGGTAGTGTGCAGACCGTGGTTAACTTCAATATCAAGTAAGTGAGCATAAGTAACGCCCGCTACCAGAATTGTGGTGGCGGGCGCAGGAGGGAAAGGTTCCGAGAAAAGCAACATGATTCATGATATCACCCGATTGGAGCAATAATGACTACCCCGGTTTTGAGCATCGACACCAGAGAAGCGTTCCGTACCCTCACCGTGAAGCTTGACGGCACTGTGTACACCATGCGTCCGCTCGGCTCGAAGGATACGCTCACCATATTGGATAATGCTGAGACTATCGACAAGCTGAGCGCTGGCGTTGCGAACCGTGAGACTTTGGAAACCGCCAAAAAAATTATCTTCCCACTGGTCGAATCGCTTATGAGTCCAGCTGATAAGTTTTCCGAGTGGAAGGCGCAGACGCGGGAACGTAGCGACCTCGCCTACCAGCGTGCCATGACCGCGTTGTGCGGGCTTATGGCTAAAAACATCACCGTTGACATCAAGGGCGAATAAATGAAGTCGTGGGATAGTCTGCTCACTCCCGCCGAACGGGAGGCGATGAAGGATTACAAGCATAAGGAGGCGTCCCGCAAACCGCTTCCGAGCGTTAATATCCTCGCTGAATTGGGTGACGTGTATGGGTGGCAGGCTATCCGCGACGTGTTGGAAAACAAGGTTGACCCAGACCTTATGATGCGACTGCTTCGGGAGGGACGCCGTATCAGACGGCGGCGTCTGGCTGAACAATACCAGATGACGTTCAATTGCATCGCCTCTGCGTTCTCGAAGCATGGCGACCAGAGGATAACTAGCATCATCAATAATCTTATGAAGGACTTGTGATGGCAGACTCGACACTAACCCTAGACGCCGAGATCAACACCAGCGACTGGAACGCTGGAGTCAAGGATATCGAATCTGGCAGCCGTCAGATCGAAACGTCGGCGCGGCAAGCTGATGGAGCGTTGGGTAACGTTGACAAGTCGGCTAGCAAGTCTTCCAGCGGGTTCGGAAAGTTCGGTGCCGTCGCCGGTGCCGTTGGTGGTCTCGTATCCTCTGGTATCAGTAAGGCGGTTGACGCGATTAGCGACCTTACCGGCGATATCGTGGAAGCATCCGATTCGGCGGACAAGTTCAAAAGCACGCTGAACTTTGCCGGTCTGGATACCGGTGCTATTGACGCGCTTACTGCAAGCACTCAGACATACGCAGACCAGACCGTGTATTCCATCAGTGATATTCGCAACGTGACCGCCCAGCTTGCCGCGAACGGCGTACAGGGCTTCGACAAACTAGCCGAGGCGGCTGGTAATCTGAACGCTGTAGCCGGTGGTAACGCGGAAACTTTCAGCTCGGTGGGTATGGTGCTTACACAGACCGCTGGCGCGGGCAAGCTGACCACTGAGAACTGGAACCAGTTGGCCGACGCCATCCCCGGCGCGTCCGGAAAACTTCAGGAAGCGATGCTGAAGAACGGTGCGTACACTGGCGACTTCCGCGACGCTATGGCCGATGGCGAGATCACCGCGGATGAGTTCAATCAAGCCATAATGGACTTGGGTATGACGGACGCCGCGAAAGAGGCTGCGACCAGCACCAGCACTATCGAAGGCGCTATGGGCAACCTTGAAGCGTCCATTGTCGGCGTTGGTACGACGATTCTTGACCAGTTCAAAAAGCCGTTAACCGATAGTATGAGCTTCGTGGCGGAGAGAATCAGCGGGCTTAGTGGCGTGTTTACCGGACTGGTGCAGACCATCGGCCCGATTCTCTCACAAATCGGCACAACGTTCCAGACCGCTTTTCAACCGGTTGTGGGAATCGTGCAATCTCAGTTGCTCCCGGCGTTGAAACCGCTTATGAGTTCCTTGCAGAATGTCGGCAATGCCATCATGCCTATCATCCTGAACATTGCACCAGTGTTGGCTACCGTAGTGAGCGACATCGTGCAAACTATGAGTGTTATCGCGGCTTCCGTAACTCCTGTTATCAATAACATCGCCTCGTCGATTCAGATGGTGCTTCCGGCGCTCCAACCGCTTATGAGTGCCTTGCAGAATCTCAACAATGCCGTTATGCCTGTCATCATGGCCGCGATTCAGACCATTGCACCCGTGTTGTCTACCATAGTGAGCAACATCATGCAGACCATGAGCGTCATCGCCACAGCCGTAACCCCTGTGATCAATAACATCGCTACGTTGATTCAGGCGGCGCTACCCGCCATCCAATCAGTGTTCCAAATCTGGGGTTCAACGATTCAGAGTGTCATTAACGCGGTTTTCCCTTACATCCAAACGGTTATCACGTCCGTCATGGACGTTATCAACGCGATAATCACCACAGTATTGGCCGCGATTAACGGCGACTGGTCTGGAGTATGGGAAGGAATCAAGAATATCGCTTCCAGTGTTTGGAACGGTATCAAAAGTATCGTTTCTAGTGCCATCAATGCAGTGTCGAGCGTCATTTCAAGCGTGTTGAACGGCATCAGCGGTATTTTCAGCAGTGTGTGGAACGGTATCAGGGGAGCTGTGAGCGCCGCGTGGAACGGCATCACAAGCGCTGTCAGTAGTGGCGTTAGCTCCATGATGAGCTTCATCACCAGTATTCCGAGCCGTATCATGGGCGTGTTCAGCGGAGCCGGATCATGGCTTCTCAGCGCTGGCCAGAACATTATTCAAGGTTTGATTAACGGCATCAAGAACGCCATCGGCGGAGCCATTTCAGCGGTCAAGAACGCGGTTAGCGACGTTATCGACGCTGCCAAAAACATGCTGGGCATCCACTCCCCGTCGAAAGTGTTCGACCGTGAGATAGGTCGGATGATTCCTGCTGGTCTTGGCCGTGGCGTATCGGAAAACGAGCGTGCGGCCACTCGACCGGTGGAAGACATGGTGGACTCGCTTCTACCGTCGTCCATTGTGACGCCAATGCCTGTCATGTCCAACCCTGTGCCCATGAACACGACTAGTGGCCCGCGCGTGAACGCGCCTATCACGGTCAACGCTCTTGACCCGAACGCGGCAGCTCGTGAAACCGTGCGTGTGATCAATTTCCATTACGTGTGACAAACCGCGCGGGTAGACTAAGGGTATGGCTATCTTTACCCTTGACCCGCGCGACGTTCGTCTGACCCTGAACGGGTTCCCATTGTATGGGACTGATTCGTATGGGTGCGAGTGGCATGTAACATTTCAGAACGTTTCGGGACTGTTCGACGGTGTTGGCTCGACCTTGCAGACCAAAGATAAAGCATGGTCGGATGGCTGGTTTAGCAATATACCCGTGGCTCATGGCCGTTCGATCAGTGTTGATGGTCATATCATCGGCAGATGCACGGAAAACTGTATCAACGCTTGGGATGCGTTCAAACGCTCGTTCAACATCACCAGCCAGTCGCTTGTAGTGCAACTGGGGAACATCAGCCGTCAGGTGCAGGTCATGCAATCGTCTTCCGCGCCATTGGTGGAATGGGCCGGCGTCAACATTCTTAAATTCAGTATCGGTTTGACCGCTTTGGACTCGTATCTGTACGATACGCAGTCAGTGACTGGGAATACTGGTCTGCCAAACAGTCAGGGCGGTATGACATTCCCCTATCGCTTCGAGGATATCAAAACCGGCACGGGGTCAACGTGGGTATGGTCTGAAACAACCGTGTCGGGTAGCGTGCGCCTCACGAACACGGGTAGCGCTCCAAGTCCGGTGACTATCCGTATCGATGGGCCTGTAGTCAACCCGCAGGTGGAGCATAATCCGAGCGGCCATATCATGGCGTTCGACCTTAGTTTGGGTGAGGGCCATTACATTCTTATCAACGGTTCCACTCATGAGATTCTTATCGATGGTACAGACCCGGCACGTGGCAGTGTGATCCGACGCGAATGGAGCTACGCGGAAATCGGAGAGAATGTTTGGATGTTCAGCGCCGAGGAACCATCGGATAACGCTCGTATGACAGTTACGTTCAACCCGGCTTACATCTAAGGAGGCGTCGGATGCCATTACTTGCTAACAGGTTGCCGCAGGCGAACGGCCTATCCTCGGGCACGGAGCGTGTATTGTGGCAGCGTTCCGGCTTGCAGTTCTTGGCCGTCACGTTGGATGACGGTACGGTGATAGCGGAACTCCCAGACCTTCAACTGACTCACTTGACGTACCGTTTCGAAGAAACTACCAGTGAAACAGCCACGCTCCCGTGGCGCAACGCTCCCCGCAATTGGGACGAAGCCACCACACCGTATCAGGCTGCCATACTCCTAGTACGCGATTCCACCGTACTGTGGGGCGGTATCGTTGTCAAACGAGAACGAGTCATGCGTGGAGACGGATTATCGTTGACATTGGCAACCGTCGAACACTATCTCGACAACGTGTACGTGCAGGATCACACGTACACGAATCGTGACCAGTGCGAGATAGTGGAAGACCTCGTGACCACCACGCTTGCGAACCATCGTTTCAATCTTGTTGTCGAAGCGTCACCAAGTAGCATCAAACGTGACCGCACGTATGAGGCGGAAAGCGACAAAACACTGTTAAGCGTCCTGCAAGAGCTTGCGAACGTGTTGAACGGGCCGGAATGGTGTACATCATGGCGGGCAATCAACGACGGTCATTATGAACCGGTAATGACGGTAGCCGACCGTATCGGTTCCACCACGCCAAGCACCACGTTCGATGAAAGCGTCATGACCACGTTCACCCTGTTGGAGGATTACACTAACGGGTATGGTGCTAACGCGGTCATGGCGGTGAGTACGGCTGACGCGGGCGCCCGTCCCCAGTCCGATTGGATGATCGCAGACCAGCCCCACCGGCCTCGACTCGAATATGTGTTCCAACCGTCAACCAGCATCAAGAACAAGAGCACCCTGAACGAACACGCTAAATCATCACTGTTGCAGATGCAGAACGGTACCCAGACCATCACTATGGGCCTAAGTCTGCTATCCGCTCCTATGGTGTACGAGGAGTGGGAGCCGGGCGACCTTATATCGTGGACGGTGGAGGAAGACGCCGAACATTTCCGATACCATAACCACGGTACCGCCCGTATCATCGGGTATGAGATTGATTTCAGTCAGGCGTGGACTATCACCCCGACGTTGCAGCAGGAGGACGATAATGCCGAGCAAATTCAAGTTCAGTCTAGATAGCGCGGATGCTACAGCCCGCCAGTTCTCGGACATTAAACGCCAGTTACAGGAGCTACCGCCGAGCATCGTCAACAGCGTCAAACCGATGGTAGACCAAATCACGGCAATGTATAAGGAAGTGCAGACGTTGACGAATAATCTTGACCAGCGTGTGCAGGAAAGCATCACCCGCAACAGTTACACCCGTTCCGAGATTGACGTTAAAACTCAGACGTGGAACTGGGGAGTATTGGCTCCGAACCGTGGTGGCACGGGTATCGCCAACGCTTATAATAATGTGTTTACTGTCGGCCCGTGGCGCGCGGTGTGGGTGTTGTCCGATGGCACTATGGGCACGTCGCAATCTATTCGTGCAGTGAAAACCGATATCGTTGACGCAGACGATTACATTCCGGTTGACGCGCTCCGCAAAGTGAAATGGTGCATCTACCGGATGAAGGATGACAAAAACCTGAATCTTGATGATGCACAACCAATGGTCGGCATGATAGCCGACGATATGGATGAAAACGGTTTAGGTTTCTTCTGCGAATACGATGAAGACGGCAATCTGACGGGCATCAACTACCCCATGATCGGAGTGGCTGCGCTACGACTCGCACAGCAGGTGGCGGATGAAGTGGACACACTCAAGGCTAAGGTTGACGAACTATCCTCTAACACGGATAAAATGAGTGTAGACGATTCGGAGGAATGATTATGGCTATCATCATGCACCCGCTTACCGCGCTGAACGGTTCACCGGAGTATACGGCGGACGATTACAGACACGCCATTAATCCTCTATTGGTACCGTCCGATGGTACCGTGTTCAACGGGTTGTCTGGCATTCGTTACGGTTCCCCGGTTCCTCTGGTCACGGTGAGTGGTCTGACGGTTACGGTCAAACCTCATTGCGGTACCATCAGCCCGTGGGATGGTTTGGGCGCGTACACTTACGCCATCACCACCAATACGACCGTGCAGTTGGCGGACTCCACCAACAATTACAAGATCGCGGTTACTGTGGAAGACCCGTCACAGTCGCATGGTACGACCCCGCAAGGCAAACTCGAAGTGTTCACCGCTGGCACTCCTGACTCGAATATCAATGGTCTGGTGATTGCCGAGGTTAACGCCGGTGTCGCGTCGGACGTGGCTCCGATTATTCGTAATAACGCGGTGCTGATGGCGCGTGATCTTGAGCAGCTTAACACTATTACCGCGATGAACGGGCAGGAGGCTGTAACGATTGCCGATAATGCTCATTATGTCATGGAGCTCGGCACATGGAAGCCGGTTTTTGAAACCGTGAGTGAGTCATGGAGTGGCGGAAAGATAACCGTCATCTACGGAGAATCATCGTGCGCGGTTCAAGTGAATTCCGTGAAAATTGGTTCCGGTTCGTGGGATTCGGCTCAATGGGGTAAGATTAGGGAGGCGTACCGTCCGAAAACCGAGATGTCGAACCCTCTGATGGTTGCGAACGGTGGAAGCAATACCGGTTTCCTCGTTGTCACCACCGGTGGTGTGGTGAGTGTGAAGAACATGGGTGACAGTGGTTCTTCAGACGCTCGCAGCGGTAGCGTGTGCTGGCCTGTTCAGAGGCAGTACTGAATATTACTCGATTTGAATCATAGTGGCGTGCCGCCCGTGGCTCGCACCTCGACGTTCTTCGGAATCGGAACGACGAAGCTTCCCAACGGACGGATTACGTCATTGGCTGACATTTGTGGGCCTACCAAGATTGAGCCAGCGTAGTTGCCGTTCAAAGTCAACTCAACGCCTCGTCCGGTGTAATTCTCGAACTCCGCCTGTCCAAGTCCAACGGACTCTGATACGCCGAAAGTCCCAGTTTTTGGCAAATATACGCTGAACGTATTCACGCCGACATGGGAGATAAACGAAGACAACTTTACGCTGATTAACCGCAGTTTCGGGTGCCAGAAAATACTGCTTCCCCCGCCGTATGCAATCGGAGTGAACGACGATTCGTTTTGGAATTTCAGGTCGAATCTATACCAACGGTCTTCAGGTTCAGCTTCCCACGAGCTGTCGCTTCTGACATAATGAGCATTATCGGCCACGGTCTAAAATAGAGACTATGACTGATATTCTCACTGCAATCATCGGCGTAGGCGGCGTGGCTCTCGGAGGACTCATAACATGGCTAGCCAACCGTAGGTCAGACCTCACCAGCGCATATCAGGCACTAGTCTCGGCGCAGGGAGACATGAAACGGCAGATCGACGCGCAAGACCAGAAAATAAGCGTTTTAATCAAGCACCGTGATGAGATGCAGTACACGATTGATCTTGAGACGGGTTATATTCGTGCGTTGGGCCACTGGTTGTCACAATTCTGCGAGATCATCGAACCTGAATTTTTGGAGAATCATCCTAAACCGTCGTTGCCTGATGATCTACGCGACCGTATCGCATCACTTGAAGAGTTAGCAGGCGATAACTGACTGTCACTATGCGCATTACCGGCAAGGTTGATAAACTGGAACCATGCGCCGAACCGAACTCACAGCATTGATACTCCTAGCAATCGTACTGGTCGGCGTTATCGTGCTGGGAGCCTACACTATCATCATCAACGCCGCCAATCTTCTCACGCTTTTCATCACGGTTTGGTACGCGCTGACCCTCTGAAAGGAAAAACAATGACCTATCAGGACATCACCACCTATAACAGTCCCAACTACACTAGCGGACGCCCATACGGCATCCACTACATCGTCATCCACTGGTGGGACAACCCGAACAATCATCCCATGTTCGAGGCCGTTATCAACACCTTATGCAACCCCAAGCGTGGCGCGTCCGCACACTACATCGCTGAAGCCGGTCGCGTGGCCTGCATCGTTGACCCGGACGATCGAGCGTGGCATGCGGGCGACGGCGTGGGCGTCGGTAGCAAGGGCAACGACAAGGGTATCGGCATCGAGTGCAACCCGCGCCAGTCGGATGGTGATTACGCGACGATTGCCGAGCTGATTCGTGATCTCCGCGCCATGTACGGAGACTTGCCGCTTATCCGGCACCGTGACTGTTCCAGCACTCAGTGCCCCGGCACTTATGATCTCGACCGTTTGGACAAACTGGCGCGTGGCCTGACCGCTCCCGCCAACCCTGTTCCGACCCAGCCCGCCACATCCAGCACAACGAAGCTCGAAGTGGACGGCTCTTGGGGGCCGCTCACCATGAAGCGTGCTCAGGAGATCGCAGGAACCACCCCCGATGGCATCATGTCCGGCCAGATCAAGTGCGACGCGAACGCGAACATCTACGCCGCCAAGTGGGGTACCGGCGGCAGTGACTGGGTGGAATGGGCATCGAAGCATTTCGGCATCACCGACCGTCCACGCAACGCCGGGCCTGACTTCATTCGTCACTTCTTGATCGAAATGAACGGGTATAGTGGGAATGGGGTCATCGACCCGGCTCCGTCTCAGGCGGTCAAGGAATTTCAGAGGCGACTCAATGAGGGCCGCATCTTCAACTGAAAGGACAAGCCAATGAGTATCGAAGAAGCAATGTCGGCTGATAACAGCACTCCGGGTGAGCCGACCACTGAAACGGCGATTACCAACGAGGCGCCGGACGGTAATGATAATTACGTGCCGACGTTCAACGCGGCGACTCGCAAGTGGGCGTATCTGGTTTCCGGTCTGGTCGGTATCGCTGGCGCGGTGCTGAGTTTCGTGAGCGCCGTGCCGGAAGTGCCGTCATGGGTGGCTGTACTGGGTGGCGCTTGCGCTCTGGTCGGTTCCGGTGTGGCTGGCATGTTCGGTGTCCACTACGCAGGCATTTCCAAGTGAGGTAGATAATGACAATCGCATCCAACTTGTTCCGTACCGTCACCGTCAAGATCAACGATATCAGTCAGCAACTCCCGTACATTGTGGTCAATCAGGCGGACGATAACGGTAAGATCATTCGTTTCGTTCCAATGGATCACGGGCAGAAGGTCACTGGGTTCACCGGCGCTCGCCTGTATTATCCACCGCGCTCTGACGACCAGTATGGTGATTACGTGACCGGTGTCGAGTCTGACGGTGCTTGGGACTTCACGATTCCAGTGGGGGCCTTGAGTGTGGGACGGGTCGGATGCAATCTCTCTTTCATCGATGGTAATGGCGAAACGTATTCGCGGAATGTCGTGTTTCTGGTCGAACCCGCAGTGTCGGGTGTTTTCGACCCTGAGGACGGTCAGCAGACCCGTATCGACAAGATCATCGGCACGGTTCAGGATACGGCTGATACGGCTATCGGAAGCATTAACAAGACTGCTAGTGACGCTGTGGATAGCATCGGTAAGGCCGAGGCATCCATTAATGAGAGTGTGACTGTTGCGCGTGGTTCCGCTGATGCCGCTGCGAACAGTGAACAACAGGCGGCTGCTTCCGCCAGTGCGGCGCAAACCAGTGAACGTAACGCCTCCAATAGTGCCATGCAAGCCTCGCAGTCCGCCACAGCAGCGAAGCAGAGCGAGACTAATGCGGCAGAGAGTGAACGTAACGCAGCTTCGAGCGCCGAACAGGCGGCTAATATTGTCGCGTCCGTTTCGGGTTCTGTCAGTCAGGCGGAGAACGCCGCACGGTCGGCTTCGCAATCCGCTACGGCTGCGGCTGGTAGTGCGAGTGCTGCCGGTGGGAATGCTCAAGCTGCTGCACAGAGTGCTTCGGATGCTTCGGCGTCCGCTTCTGCCGCGAAGACGTCGGAGACGAATGCCGTGTCCTCGGCTTCAGCCGCGAAGATTTCCGAGACCAATGCTGCCGCTTCCGCCACTGCCGCCCAGAATGCCGTGGGCGGTTTCGGTTTGGAGGTCGGTACGACGACCACGGGTGACCCGGGGACGGATGCCGCGGTTGAGATTGAGAAGACCGGAACCAAGTATACGGCGAACTTCACGATACCGAGGGGTGACATCGGCCCTTCCGGCGTGAACGAGAACGTGCCGACCCGGAGAGTGAGCGGACCGATCGCGCACGCCGACGACGCGTATCCCGCCCTGCCGCGCAAGGTGCAGGTGCATACGGTTGAGAATTTCTGGAAGTATAAAGATGGTAAAAAAGGAGATGTAAACATTTCCATCGATGATTCTGGATTGATTATGTTCTCTTCGGACACAACCGCCATGAATAGATACGCAGTGTTTTTTGATTTCCCCGATGAATACTTGGAGCCGGGCAAATATACCATTTACAACTGGTCCAGCGACCCTAATATTAGAGCGGGTATTAACGCAGAATTCGGTGGGGGCGATGCACAGATAGATGGAACTTCGCAATGCAGTGCCAATTCTTCATCGACTTTCGAAGTGATTAGCGGTCGTGGATACCGTTTTTCCATCAATCTTGAGTCACGAACCGTTGGTGAGGCGTTCACCAGCTATATTCGAGTGATGATCGTAAAAGGTGAAAACGTGCTTGACGAATTCACTCCATCCGGAATCACCACCGCAAAACCGGAGAAACTCGTTGTTCACACGAATAATTTCTTTCCGAATATCCCCGGAAGCACGAAGAATGGCATCACGCTCACGCAGGATACCAACGGCGTCTACCACATGGATGGAGTCTCAACCATTGCAGGAAGGATTTTGTGGCAGGTAGCGGCCAGCGTTCCGTCCGGCGATTATGTATTCAAACATTCCGCATCACGGTCCAACATAGACGGATACATCAATGTTCTGAAACCCTCACAAACCACTTTCCAAGCTTCGTCCGCTGCCGGAACAAAAGGTTCGATAACCAGCTCCGTAAATGGTTTCACGTTTTATATTAGATGTAATGGTTTGCAACAGGGGGTCGAATATCACGACACAGTGCAAATAGTACTTGCCAGTGGAACGGACATTCCCTCGAATTTCCCTACGAACGAATCCTCTGAAGTAGCTTTGCCGTCCGATTTGAATCTTGTGGATGGCGACACGCTTGTAATCGACAGTGATGGAAGTACGCAGATTACGCATAGTTCGGGCGAGCCTACGCCGTCAACTCCGGTTACGCTTCCTGAGATTCCAGCTCCAACGTTCGCCATATACACGGAAGGCGGATTGACTCGTCCGACCGTGGATGTGGATTACGAGCAGGACATCAACATTGTCATCAATAAGCTCGAACAAGCAATTGCGGTACAGGCCGCGATGATGAAAGTAGACCAACTCACCAACTAAGGAGCATAACCAATGTTCACAACATTCCAAACTATCATCAACGCCGGAGGCTACGACCTCGCAGACCTCACCGAGCGCATCAAGACCATGTATGCGATGGGCGAACTCACAGAGGACGAGATGGAACAGCTCATCGAACAGGCTCAGACGAACGCCAAGCCCGACGATTCCTATGCCCCGTTGGCTGACCGTGTGAAGGCCATCGAGGAATGGGAGACGACCGTCGAGGAACGTTTGAGCAAGCTGGAAACCGGCTCATCGACTGACCCCGGCGAACCCGAGAAACCAGTCGATGAATGGCCGGAATACAAGCAGCCGACCGGCGCGCACGACGCCTATCATGTGGGAGACAAAATCACTTACAACGGCAAACACTATACGTGTTTGATGGACGGTTGTGTGTGGACTCCTGACGCTTATCCGCAGGGATGGCGTGAGGAAGCGTGATCCACGTCTACACTGGTGTTTCCAAGTGGTAGACTGGTGTTGCTCCTTTCGAGCGATGGTGTGATGACCGAATGAATTAGCCCGGCACTGGTCTTGATGACTGATGCCGGGCTAGTTCTTTTTTAGTTGTTTAGCAGATATTCTCGGTTCCGGTATTCGCTTAGTACGGGGACTGTTTCTGGGTGATCGTTGTAGGCGCTGACGAGCCAACCGTTCTCATATGATTCTTTAGGATGCTGGTGTATACGCCCGTGGCATCCCATTGTTCCCGACCCGCAGACGGTAATCAGGTTGCTGGGTAGGTTCAATCCTTTCCAAGCGTGTGAGCGCATACGACGGTGATGCAGGTTGAACGCGGAGGAGCTCAACGTTCTTCCGCAGATGAAGCATCTGCCGTGGTCACGGTTGAACACCTTCATACGGGTTTCGATGTCAGGATCGGTCTTGCTCAATGGAATACTCCCGTGCAGTGGAAGAACCACAGATTAACCGGAGCGACCAGACGGAACGAGTATTGTTCCGTATTCACGAATTCTGATTCGCGTATGGGTGTGGTTTCCACTCCCTCGATACTGTTCAGGATTTCGTAGACTCGTAGGAACGCTTCATAGTCTTTGAAGCCTATCTGTCCGAACGTGAGTTCCTGCCCGAGTCCTTGGTTGTCGATGATTCGTTGGAGTTCCGGTTTCTTCAGGAGGAGGTTGATGATTGAGGTCAGGTAGTGTACGGTGTCGTTTTCCATTGTTGCTCCTTTGGTGTGATGATGATTGGACTGATCGTGCAGGTTTTTAGACTATCTTCTAGTCTTTGGTCAGAATGTCATAGCCGAGTTGCTCGGACAATCGCATCCGGTATTGTTTTTGTGGTTTGCGGCGTCCGTTTTCCCACATGGCGACCACGTTTGGACTGGCGACGCCGATTCGTTCGGCTAGTTCCGCCTGCGAATACCCGTGGCGTATCCTCCAGTATTTGATGCACTGTCCGATGGTCACGCGGTCGCTGATGGTCGCGTAGTCAATGGGGATGTTGCCGACAGACTGTCGGGTGAAGAACTGGCCGGTCTGGCTGTCCTGTTCCACGGTGACTTCTTGACCGTTGATTACGGTTTTGATCTTGTTTTGCTTTCGCATGTTTCACCTCCCTATGTGATATATATATTATATCACATTGTTTGTGTTTCGCCAAACAGTTCACTAATGGCTTCGCGCCCGTCGTCGGTCAGAGCGAACCGCCAGCAATGACGATGCCGACTGTTCACACCATCCCTATCGACGCGATACACATGCCCGGAACGCTCAAGCTCGATCATGCGCGACCTCAAGCCATGCGGAGTGTCGTCATACTTCGCCAAGACCGCCATGCGTTCGATTTCCTCGTGGGTAAGCGGACATTTCGCCATCCAAAGAATCAGCAGAACATGAACCTGTTGCAGGCCGAAAATTACGCCACTGCCGTTTCAGCGGAGTGGCGGAGGAACGCGGCCATACTCGCCGCCACAATCCACCCGGCCACCCACTTGACCCCGAACCGTATCCGGTTGATCTTGGCGGCCATCGCCCACACCGGGAGCGACACCCACGGGCTGAGACACCAGCCGCAATACGCAAGGTCACCGAGACTATCCACGTAATCCTTCGCCCACTTTGGCAGCGAACTGGGAAGGTTCTCGGTCTTTACTGTGAGCTTGCGGCGGAGCGAGGAAAACACGTAGCCGGGGCCGGGAGAGAGCTGCACCACGGTAGTCGCATATCCAGCCGTGATTCCAGCGGAAAGCACGGCAGTCCACCAATTAGTCTTCATCGGTCTTCCTTTCCTCGTTGCGACGCCAGCAGCCATACCTCTTGTCGTAATCCGTGTACAGTTCCTTGTAGAGTCGCTTCGCTTCATTGTTGGCTTCCTTGTAGTCGAACCCGTTGTGTTCCAAGACGTATTGCGCGGCGCTGATCCAGATGGAACGGCGTACTTTCTTGTACCAACGGTCGAAAAGTTTGCCGCATGTCTTGTCGTGCTTGTCATCCCCGAGGAAGTCGGCAACGCTCTCCACTACGAACCTGCGTAGCGAGTTCACGGTGATATGGTTACGGTCGAACAGTTCCAGCACATCGCTGGTTAAAGTGTCAGGCTTCATCAGCAGCCTCCTTTTCTTCGGTTTCGTCGTCCGCCACATAATCGTCTAGGCTGATGTCTTTCGGCGTGAAGTAGATCAATCCGTCCAACAAGATCATCGGATAACGCACGCCTACGCCTTGGCCTTTGGCGATGGCGCGTATCGCTCTGGCTGTGGGACTCCCAGACGGTACGATACGGAGCCTACGACCCATCCGCTGTGCGTACACGCGGCACCCCACCAGATAACCGGCGTCCTGCCAGTTGCACGTTGGACAACTTTCAAACAGGACGAACATGTCCCGGCTTTCCAAGATTGCAGTGGTCTTCATCAGAACGTCACCCCCAGAGCATCGGCCAGCACATCGGAGATATGGAGCGTGGCCAACTGGCGACTCTTATGCTCTTCGATCTTTTCGGTGATGTCCTTACGGTACACGGGGATTACCTGATGGTTGGCTTCTCCGACCACGCGCGGGTCGAACATCGAGAAGAACAGGACTTCCAGCGAGTCGCATACGACGAAGTATTGGAGCACTTGCGACTTGTACTGGTCGGGGATGAAGTCGAAGCCGGTAGCCTTGCCGTCGAGCGTGTACTCGGGCAATACCTGTTCGATGACATCGACCAGTTCTGGTTTCAGGTTGGCGATATGGGATCGCATGGCGTCGGTATGCATCATCCACGGTACGACGGTCTGCAAATGGTAGGCGGAGCCGAGCGACTTGCATTCGATGGCCCACGTCGGCTTCTCGCTGTCCTCGTAGGCGTCTGGACTGCAAGCGATACGGTCATCGTCGTCGCTCTCCCAGATACCGCAGTCGGTTACGCAATCACCGGGATTGAAGCCGAGCGTTTTGAGTGTGATCTGGATGTTTTCGGGTTCGAGACGATGGCCGCGTTCCATCGGCGGTTCGCCATCCGCTGGTTCGGCCCACAGTTCCGCTAGGAATTTCCAGAACTCAACACCGACCTTGAGCCGCTTGTTCTTGGCTTCCGCTTCGGTGATTCTGATGTCATACCCCTGAGCTTTGGCGTAGTACTCGTTGGCTTTCTCGGGCGTCTTCGCTTTTTTCGCCTGTTCCAACGCTTTGTCTCGGTATTCCACGAGTTTTTCCACGTCGGTGTGTGCGTAGTGCTCCAAGGCGAGTCCGCCACTCTTGGTGCCGGTGATACGGCCCATGCGTTCATCGAGCCATGCCTCGGTTTCGGTGGCCTGCGATATATTGATGATCTTCATTGTTGTTGTCCTTTCGGTTGGGTGTGGGCGGGTGACGAGTCCCGCCCAGCCGAATGCGCCGACAGTGTATGTAAAGCAAGATGTGGTCGGCGCGTGGATAATAATCGATATTCAGTTATATGTCCCCGCCAGCCGGCATGAGTGAACGTGGATGTCCGCGAAAACATCCCAATGGTTTGTTTCGTTGGACTGTCGGCTGGCGGGAAGTCTTTTAGTCACGTGGCGCGAATCTGATCAGCCACAATGCGGTGGCGATGAACACGCCTTCCACCATGAGCGCGGCGGTGGTACTGCCGCCATGCCATGTGAGCATGATGGTCAGGCTGGAGATGAGGCCGATGCTGACGATAGCGAAGAGGATGCGGCGGAGCGTGTAGTTCGGCTTCTTTGCTTCGGGTTTGCTGTCGTGGTTGTTCTTCTGTTGATTCATTTCAGATCCTCCAATTCCTTGGTTCATTTCACATTCGGTTGATGGCGTTCATCAGATTCCGGAAATCGGTTTTGGTGAGTCCACGCCATCCCCTGACCTGACGGTTCAGAGTGCCGTTGATGAACTCGCCGCGCGCCTCGGACGGTATGTTGTGGACGTCCATCGCCTTGACCAGCTCGGCGTACTGTTCTGCGCTGATGGTACGGTCGTCAGTATCGTAACGCTGTTTCGCATACGCGCCGTCGTCGTCCTTGTCGGGGAAGATGCCCAATACCGCGTAGAGACTGTAGCGGCGTGCGTAGGTGATCGCGCTGCCGACCTGCTGGGGGTCGCCGGTCACGAAGAACGGGTAGGAGCAGGCCACCATCTGTTCTTCATCGTCGAAGATGATGGTTTCTACTGTTCCGATGACCTGTCGCGCTTCTCCAGTGTTGTCGAACGTGACGCGCTGGCTGAATGCCAGTCCGTGCTTCTCGAAAACGGGTTTGATGGTTTTGAGGATGGTGGCGAGGTTGAGGTACTTGTAGGTCTTTTTGCCTGCCTGCGCGGTTTCGTCGGTGACGAAGTTGGGGACTTCGTTGAGGACTTTCATGAACTTGTTGCTGAGGTTGTTGGTTGCCATCTCAATGTTCCTTTCTGATAGTGTGATGATATATAAGGTACCTCGCGGCCAACGACCGCGAGGCGAGTGTGATTACTTGAGTTTGTGGACTAGTACCCTCACATGGAGGCACTGGATGTTGTATCCTCCCGCGAAAATGCTCTTGATCGAGAAGCGGCCTTTGGGGCCGGAGATGATTCCGTTGATTCTTCCATCGGGGCCGATGTAAGTCCACTCGACTTCATCTATACCTCCGGCCTTGTCATTGCAACGATCGATGATGTCGGCCTTCTTGCAGGCGGCTTCCTTGTCGAGGAACGCGGCAAACTTTACGGGATCGTAAACGGAGTCGTATCCATGTTCTACAACGATCCTTCCGTAGCTGCTTCTAAGGTCGGCCTGAGCCTCAAGCTTGCCATAGCTGTCGAGCTCGGGATCGTGCCAGATGGCTCCACGCTTTTCCTTGTACTGCTTGTAGAGGGCCGGGACTTGTTCGATGATGTTGGCTTTCCAGTTGTCGAGCAGTTGGTCGATGGGTTTCAGGTTGTTGTTCATTGTGGACCTCCTTGGGGTATAAGATCAGGCTGTTTGCCTGATATATCCATTATAGCACATGTTGTGTGATATTACAAACTGATGTCTGTATTTCTCAACACTGCTGAGGGAAGGGCTTTTCTGCGTTTTCGGCGGTCACAGCTTCGGGTATGCACTACGGTCAAGTTCAGTCACATCAACAACCTGATTCGTCTGAGGGTCTCCCGCAAAGTCTCCCACACCGGCCAACATGTCGTTTGCCTGTTCGACGCAGTAATCGACGTCATCAACCACGTAGCCGTCATCATCCCCGCCAAATGTACCGATACCGTCAATAAAGCGGCCGGACGGTTCTACCACATCATCAAGCTGGATTACGGTACGCTTCGGAAGCCCAAGTTCCGCAAGATCGGCGTCCGTATAGTCGCTTAGATTCGGTATCTGCGGCAACGAGCCGACATCGAAGAAGTCGGCCGCCCAGTCGGGCCCATACTGTGTGTTCTCCTCATCCCACTCACGGATGGAGATTTCCATTGCCTTGTTGTTGTCAACTAATACCACCATGATGTTTTCCTTTCCTTGATGATCGATGGTGATTGATGGGCGTGATTGGTAGGCTCACGCCCGAAAGCCCGGAATGTAGGGAGACTACTTACGTTCCCCTCACGCCTCACTCTGCAAGCAGTTCGGAAACCGCGTTGCCAAACTCTTCGGAGAACAGCCAAGTACGATAGAAAACCTCAAGCACCTCGGGATTATCAAGGGGTGCATCGTGCGCGTAATCGCTGGCGACGAACCTATACCAGTCATCTGAGAACATGACGTTTTGCATGTTCTCGGAACTCTTGCTGGCGTTGCACGTCCAAGAACCGTTATCGTTGCCGGTAACCGGAAGCTCAACGTAGTCATACTGATCCCAGCACCATTGCTTGGTTGGCGTAATGCCGTCCGCATAATCCTTGAGGGTTTCGACGATTTCATCCCGCAGATCGGAACGATATGCCGCTGCGAAAGTGTTTCCATTATACATTTCAGATACTCCTTGTTTATGGGATAGATCAAGCCCCATTGGCTTGATATATATATTATATCACATATTGTCTTGTGACGCAAACAAAAAAGGCCGGGACTCGCCCGGCCTGTAATCATTCCTCTTCGGCGTCTTTCCTTGCTATTTCGATGATCTTGGAAACCGCAGCCGCCATATTCTTGATTCCGTTACGTGAAGCGAACGACGTCACCTGATGAACGAACTCGTCGTACAATTCCATAGGAACCAACCCGAGCATGTCCGCGTTGCAATCATCCACGAACTGTTCAAGTTCATCGTACTCACGGGTCAGAAACAAAAACTCCACGTTCTTATACTCGTACTTCACATTCAACCCGTTAAGATTGACCTGCTGCGGTTCGACGTGCGGTAGACTGTCCTGATCAAGCCCGCTCAACAACAAGTCGTCTACGTTGTCCATCTGAGTGACCAACTGCGCCAGTAGTTTCTCGTCGGCGTGGCCGGTGAGTTCGTTGGCGGCAATCTGCTTAGCCGTTATGGTGGAACGTGTCATAGGTTTCGTGTCCACGATAACCGGAATACGTTGTATACCGGCGCGGGCGGCGGCTCTTGTACGATGATGGCCCGAAACAATACTTATCGGCCCTTCTCCGTTCGGCTGCGAACAGTACGGCAATGACTCCAGCATCCCACGTAGCTTGATGTTCTGTGTCAGAGCGTCGAACTTACGCGGTTCCATGACCTGCGCGTTCAGATCTTGTTCCTTGAGATTGACCACATCAACCCACTTGATTACCAAACCGTCGGCTATGGTCATTTCTTGCGACGTGTCGATATCGGCCATTATTTCCTCCTGTTCTCCTTGGCTAGGAACTGTCCGAGAATATTCCTTAAGCCGATCTCGTCGTGCCAATCGCTCTTATACTGCAATTGGTACTGTCCGTTCTTGCGCTCGCGTCTATCCAGTTTCATCAGGCCGCGCAACCCCTTCGCCTCTGGGTATCGCGTGTACTCAACGGTTGCCAGCTGATCGCACGCATCAACGATGAGCTGCGACTTGGGCGTAGCGCAGAGCTGGAACGTGGAACGACGCAACGCTATCATCGTGACCAGCTTCGTAAGCCGATACCGTTCGTGGGATACACCGAACGCTTGACGCAATACCGCATATCGAGTCGTGTACATAAAGTTCGGCAAACCATATCCGATGATCCCGGCCACGTAACCGTCGATTAATACGAGAACACACATCGAACTTACGTTTCCCGATATCCTGTGCCGCATGACTTGCAGGTACGAGTCTTGGGCCGCGCTATCATGCAACGGTACGACCTCGATTTTGGAACGTTCGGTAATCCGATGATCTCTGGGCAATATCGGTATCGGTATCTCCGACGATTTCGACGCCGCCACAGTCACCATGTTACCGCCGACAAGACGTTTGACCTCGTCCGGACGGTTGGAATTCATGTAAATCACACTGTCCAGCCCCAGACGCCTAGCGTATACCGGGCTAGCTGTCGCGGCGTTCCCGGGCGTTTGCTGCTGTTGGCATATCAGCAGCGCCTTACATCCATCGAACAGTTTGCAGAGCT